TTTATTGTGCAGCAGCCGCCCGCATTGCCTTGAGTTGTTCCATCCCGGCTGCGGTCATCTCCTGCGTGTTTTTAAATGGTCGTTGGACCTGCGGAATTGCAGCAGAGCCACCTTGTTTGCCAAGGACCTTCCCTGCTGATTCCGCGCCTTTTGCGAGTTTCGCGCCTTCTTCCTTCGCGGCGGCAATCTTCGCTTCGTTGTCTTTTTGCACACCGGCAAGCTTTTGGTCAGCCTTATACAATCGATAGGCCGTGTATTCATCTGCCAGTGGATCTTCTTCCAGGTACTGAGCGAGGGCACCACTTTGAATAACTTCCTCGTAATCCGGGTTATTCTTCAGAAATTTACCCTGCACATCGGCAACTCTTGCCTGCTTCTGCTGTTGGCTCATCTGGTTCATAACCTTCGCGGCGGTGAGGTTGCTGTTGATTTCCAGCGCTTTCCTCATGCCTTCGTGGATATCCATATCACCAGTTTCCATTGCCTTGTAAATATCAGCGAGTTGCTGATCTTCGCTCGGACCTGCGGGAGGGCGGCTCATTTCGTCGAACTTCGCCCTTAGTGCGCCAATCTCTCCGCTCTGCTTGCCTATCATGGTCTGACTGGCTTTGAGCATTGCTTCGAGTTTGGATATGTTGTCGTCTGGTTTGGCTTCTTGCTTGTCCACTTTGGGGGCTTCGGCTTCAACCTTAACGTCTTCTGCTGGCAGTACTGGATTGTCACTCATCGGGTTAATGGTGGTCGTTCCTACCGGGATTTGATCTGGTTTCATATCTTCTTTCCTTTACCGGACCTCGTAGGCTACCCGGTTAGACTTCGTGTTTTGCACTTCGTTCAATCACGTTGTGCTCTTTGAGGTAGCGGTTGTATTCGCTCCTCGTTTTGATTTTGGTTTTCTCGCCACTGCATTGCAAACAACCAAGAGTCTCGGGGTGACGCATCCAAGGAGGCATATCGTCACCGAGTACCATTCCAGCAGAAAGAACCTTTTTGGCTACCCCGCCGCATTCACATGGGACCGTTGCAGGTTTTTCGGCCATCTTGAAGAACTGCTCCTGGTTTTTGCCGCAATCACAGGAATATTGATACATTGGACTCATTTTACGCACCCGAGAACGGAGTTGCCGGGTTAGATCCTGTCGGACATTGCAACTGGGCGAACACGCACCATTTATCGGTTGCCATATCAACGAATTGAATAAAGTCACCGATTGCCCCGCCTGTAGTAGTGCCGTTTAATGTCATGATTTCGTCTGTCGCTGCCGGAGCATACGCGGCCTGTGCAGCAGCATCTTTATCGAGAATGTTGACCGATCCGTAAAAACCACAGTTTCCGGCATCAGCCGTGGTAAATATGGTATTGCTGGTATTCACCTGATTCATGATGAAGCGGTACGTTGCGCCTGAGCCAGTAGCCTCCGGCAAGGTGTAGGTGTATGCCGCGCCGGTTCCGGTGATCACACCAATTTTCCCTTCATGCAGTATCTCAGTGATTGCTGCCGTGCCAGTAAGAGATACAACTCTCGTTGACACGTCACATGCCCTGTTGATTTCTGCACCTGTTGCTACGATAGTGGTCGCGGCTGGATCTTTCAGGACTCCATAGGTGAATACGCCGGTTGCAGGCCATACATAATCGTCACCAGCGTCAAGGACGACTGCTTTACTGGCTGCACCAGTACCCAATGCTGCAATATCGTTATAATTCAACTCTGCGGCGGTAGCTGTTAGCCCAGATATAGTGTCGGACGCCGCAGCTGTGTTCCACAATGTCGCGGAGCGTCCAATAAATGTGGCGATTTGGCCTGGATTCAGTTGGAATGCTACCGTTGATCCGAGTGCATTAATTTGTGAACCTGTTATTGCATACACTTTCAGGTAATTGCCTGCGGTTGTCACAGAGTTGACAACAGTTACAACTTCATTGGCAGCGGCAACCGGAAGTACTACACCTAACGAGCCATTAGCCCCGGTGACGTAGTTAAACTCCGCAGTCAAAGCCGTGGCGTCGGTGACGGATGAACCAGCCGCTGCAGGAGATGCGCTTGAACGGTATAATTTCCCAGCGGAATCATACACTGCTGCTTTAGAAACCACGACTGTTCCAGCCAGCGCCCCATCCAGCAAGTCAAGCTCGGTCGGTGTCGCGTCGGAAAGCGCCGCGGCAATTGCCGCCTTGACTGCTTTCTGCGTCGCGACGCGCTTATCACTATTAGCGGTAAGTGTGGTGTCGGTATCAAGCGGTATAGTTGCATCACTACCGCCGATTGCTACAAGTTTGGTATCTGTGCTCATATTTTACCTCTTAGGCGGTAGCGCCCTGTTGTGGTTGCCGCGCAAATTCCATCATCTGCGCGATGTGTTCTTGTGGTACGCCAGCGGCGATGAAGACTTGTGCCGCTTGATCTAGCTGGTCGCCGCTTTCTGCCATTCTTTCGACTATTCGCCGCCAGTTGGGAAAATTCAGGCTTTCAAGTAATGCCTGTTTATCGATTGCGCCCTTGTCGAACAGGTCAACGGCTTGTTCCTGAACTTGCAGGCTTGTCTGGGTAATGGTCGAGCCTGATTCGACAACGTACTGGAATTTACGGCCTATGAAGTCAAGGCCGCGAATACCGTCAACCTTGTCGTCAACTTTAATTGGATCAGTCGTAACGCCGAAATTCTGGAAGAAGGAAATAGCCATGCGCCCGCGTTGCCTGATTAGGTAATCAACCTGCCTTATTTTGTGGCGCATCAAGACTTGATTCCTTTCTTGTAGTGCAACTATTGCGGACGCGGCTACTATTCGATTAGGTGTGTCGCCCCGGTCTGCATCCTCAATCTGATACACCCGGTCGAATACCCCGAGGAGCATGTTGAAAAGCTGAACGGTATCGGAGGGGAGGTTAGGAACTTGGACGTACCTTATCCCGGCACCGGCTTCCCCTGTTATCGGAGTGAGGATCAGGCCGGGATTATTATTAACCTCATCTTCGGTAATCAGCGTATCTTGCGGAAGGATCAGCGGGGGAAGCATTACCCTTGCAAGATATCGATACATCCGGCTGAGTAGTTCGCTTACCTTTTCCGCCAAATCTCCGACCTGTTCGGCTGCTGCAAATCCCCATGGACTTGACGGGTCGCGGTAGGAAACGGCTGTTGAGTATGGGTAATGGTCGAAAAGATAGGTGTTAACCTGGTCTTCCCTGGAGAGTTCCGGGTTTACATTGGGGTTTGCCATGTCGGAACAAACCAATTCTCCTTGGTTTGCGAGGGTGACAACTCTGATTCCGCCAGGGTATTTTTTGATCTTGGTCTTTTGCTTGACAATTACCTGGATGCCGTCAACAATCTGCTCAATATCCTCGGTTGAATCGATGGTTGAATTATCCCTGATAAACAGTTCGACAACGAGCGACCTATCCTCGCCGCCCCGCATGTTCTGCCGGGGGTGCATGGTCTTGCTGCCGTAAAGTGTGGAACTAAGAGAACTTAGGTTCTGAAGGTTTGGCCGGTTTTCTTCGCGTTCCTCGCCGAGGATTGAATACACCTCGTCAACCGTTGTCGTACCTGGCTCAAGGTCGAAGTGAGCATCAACCGCGTCAGGCCGCATTGCGGTTGCCATGCCGACATATGGTGCATCGTTGGGGCTTACCCAGTTGCCCGGTGCGATAATATATGAGAATGGATCGAGAGCGACTACTGTGCATTCGCCGGTTGATGAATCGAGCACCGCTTTTTCAACCGTAATGCCGTAAATCTCCATGTTGAGCGCGGAGTCTACAAGGACATTGATTTGTTCGGTGGTATTCCACCAATCCTTCATCCGGACGGTGACTTTTTTATCTGAATCGTCGGGCAGTGGTTCGTCGGTTGCCGGGTCGATTACTGGCTGTCCGGTTCCTGGATCGATCTTGTATTGGCCATCCAGGGAAACAACTTCGGCGGAGGGATTCTTTGCTGTGAGATTAGCTACAGTCCGTTGGATGTTGGAAAAGATTAGATTTGCGGTTACAGCGTTTTTATTGCGGAGTGACCGTTGAACCGCGCCCCCTCTCCAGATACGATGGTTTTCGCGCCATCGATCTTTGAGGCACAGACGATCCTTTTCGGCTTCGGACACCATGAAACAGTTATCCCAGAACCAGCGGCCTACGTCTTCATGGCCTTCGGGCGGGAGATTTGTTAGTGTCCATTTTTCCATGCAAAAAGCCTCATAAAGTGTTGTCACTCCATGAGGCTTTCGCGTGATGGTAATTCCAGCTGTGAGGCTTTCGCGTTACTGCTGAATTATTTTTTTGGCAGGAAGCAGTTGGTATTGTCCAACCCCTCCGGGTCATGACTCCGGCACTCGCTTGAGCTTGCTTCCTATTTAATCAATTGCTGTCGTTTCTTTTCAATCAGGCTGCAAAACTGTTTCGCCACCCGGTAAAGGATTTCTATGAGGTCGTCAATCGTCATACCCTCTTCGGTCTCCCCGGCTTGCGTTTTTCTTCCTTCGGTTCAGCCATTGCGTATTTATTGCCGGGAAAGGTCTTGCGCTCTTGCTCATCATCTGAATATACTTCTTTGGGGGATATCACGCTGACCTTGATTGCTCCATCACCGCCTAGACCGACATACTGAAACGACTGACCAAAGCAAACAGCATCTTTCATGGCCTGCTCTGCGGCATATTGTGCCTCATCAATCCGCACCCGGCCATCGCTTGATAAAGCCCCGCCGCACCCTGGGCAATATAAATCGGCAAACTTCATCCCTTCATGCTCAGGGAACGAGGTCCAGCCGTTGTCAACGTATTGCTTTTTGAGCGTCAGCATGTTGCCGGTTGTGACTTCTCCGGGACGGTATGCGTCGGTTGTGGTGTGGTATGACTCGTTACAGTTGGGACAGATACAGTTCGCCATTATCTCACAACCCCTTTTGGTATGTCATCCCCTGCCTCGCAAGCTGGTTCAGGGCAAAGTGAGTATACAGGAACATAATCGTCAGCCGTGTATATCTTTTCCGCTTGCCATCTCAGCAATTGGAGATCACCGACGACTGACTCAAAGGCAAACAACCTATTAATGAATGAGGATGAATCATTGTGTCGCTCTTCAGTTTCCACAGCTTTTGCAGCACTTTTAAACTCTGCACACTTAGTTTTGTACTGTTTAATAAGTTCGTCTATTTTCCCCACATCAACCATATTTCTGTCAGTCACGGATAACCCCCTTCAAGCCATGTACAGCCAGATCAGCGGCCATGCGCTCGTTTTGCTTTTTGATGATATCCGGCAACCCCTCGTCGCTATCTTTGAGCACTTCCGTTGCAAATTCATCCAGGTTGACAGGGCCATTCCGTTTTACGCGCTTTGTCGGGAATAGCGTCTCGTGGTTCTCTTTTTTACAACGAAATACAAGGTACCCGGTAACGAGAGCAGACAGGATGATCATTGCCCCGCTTGTTATCGCGGTTGCCAGCATAAGCCAGAATATTTGAATGAATGATATTTCCATTGCTCTATTTTACGATATTGTAGGAGAAATGCAAGTGTTTGTTATCGTGAGTTAACAACATTAATACTTATTTTGCGTTGGTGTCTGTTTTGTTGCTGCATCAGCTACGTTGCTAGGCAATTTTCATGGTTGTTATTTGTTTAGTTATTTCGATGTGTTGATAAATGGCCGGTGTCGCTCTATAACGGGCTGCACCTAACAATCATCCTTGTTTTTAGCCCTGCTTATTTTTACCCCATGCACACGGTCCCAGTCCTCTTGCGCCTGTGTTTTCGGCGGAGCCTTTGTCGCTTTTAACATCGCCGGGTGTGCCATATCGATAACCCTGCCTATAATCGAAGCTGCATCAACCTCATCATCGTTCGCCCCGGTTGGGAATTTTAGGTACTGATCAATTATAGAGTCTCCGTCAGGCCCTTCGGGAATATGCACCTGGCCCCTTATTGCCATGGCCTGAAACGGTTGTGCCTTTGTCGGTTTGTCGTTCCCGTGTGGGCTAACTGGTTCAATCCTGCACATGCACTTTTTCCCTTTTTTTATCTGCGAGATCATTTCCCGCCTGACAAACCCACTCACCGCTTTCCAGTTGTTATCATCTTCGGGAAACCATGCAAATGGTTTGTGAAGTGCAATCATATCAAGTGCTTTGTCTATTGATTTATCGATAGTCTCTTGCGCTCGAAACCCTCCATAGCGCAACCATACGTCTCCTTCATCATCAACCCCCCACATCCGAAAACAGTTGAAATCGTTGTGTTCTTCTCCACCAGGAGCGTGGTCAGAGGTCATGTAGTGATTTAGTCGCTGAGGTTGTGATCCAACCCGGTATCGTTTAAACCATTCACGCTGGAAAAATGTCCCCTCTGGTGGTTGTGGTCGCTGTTGGAATAGTGCGCTCCATGTTCGTGATTGCCCTTTAAAGCCCTCAAAATGCTCGGGTGTGAACCACTCCGGCCAGAGGTAATCTCCTATTATACGGCCTAGCGGATCGTCAGCACGTTCGCACTGAGCTGGTAGGCAGAGCACATACCATTGGCGACCGTCCTGGCAATCGATAAAACCAGACTCACCGGCGTAATCTTTTGGGAGTATTTTACCACTGAGATCATTTTCGCTCCAGCGAGTTTGTATGATCACAGTAGCACCACCAGGGACTAGGCGGGTGCGTAAATCGTCTTGGTATGCTTCCCATGTCTTTTTCTGTATTGTTTCCGAATCAGCATCTTCACGCCCACGAACCGGATCATCTATTATCAGCATGTTCGCACGTGCGCCAGTGATACCTGACAGTATGCCAGCAGCCATATATTCTGAGCCGGTTTTCAGCGCCCAAAAATCTACAGCCCCAGTGCCGCCACTAATTGAAGTATTGAAAACGTTTTGATATTTTTTACTACGAACGATCTGACGCGCTCTGCGGCCATGTCTCCTCGCTAGGTCAGAGCCGTATGACGCGAGTATTATTTTATAATTTGGGAACTTGCCCATGATCCAGGTAGGTGCAACTACTGAACCATAGGAACTTTTCGCTGATCCTGGAGGCAGGAACAGCATTGCATTTTTAATCCTGCCTGCGACAATATCCTCAAACACGCTCATAATCAGCGCGTGGTGATCAGCTACCCCTGTTTCGACCGGGGCCAACTCCCATTCAGGATTCGAGTCGTCAACCGGCACTCCGGGGATATCAATGTATTTCGCGTAATCTAGGAGGGATTCTGCGGCACGGTCGCGGCGAATGACTTCGGCGGCTGCGGCTGACCGGGAGACTTTAGCCATTGGTGCCTTTGGCTATGGCTATGAGTTCGTCGCGGGACATGTTTTCGATATTCGATGAGGACTTGCTTTGCGGATCTTTTATGCCGTATACATCCGATTCGAGAGTTACGAGAGTTTTGAGCGCATCAGAAAGCTTTTTTACCGAGTCAACCAGAGAGGGGAACGCTATCACTTTGCGGTAGATGTCATTGAGCTTGTCAAAAGTGGCCTCACTATCCAGCATCAACTCTCCGAGCTTATCTAGTTCCGGGCATGACTCAACCTGTTCGTTTAACTTGTCCCATAACCGAGCGACAAGGGCACGGGCCTTGTTCACATCCTTGCGGTGAGATATTTTAACAGCGGCGATATCTTGAGCATTTGCCTCAACTATTGCGCTTTTGGTTGCAGGTGTAACTGAATTTGCAACTATACTCTCTGCAACTATCGCGTCGGCCCTTGCTTGTATTTTTGCCGAGAGGTCGCGGGGAATCTTTAAAACTTCAAAATGCTTGATGATTGCCTGCCGTGTGGCTTTTTCCCCGGTGCGCTCAGTATACTCAGCGGCGAGTTGTTTTGGGGTTTTTATCCCAGCCCGCCAGTCTGGTTCGATGCTGTCGTAATCTATACGTGTTTTAGGTGCCATACCGTTATTTTATAACACATCAGGTATTTTTGCAACTATCAAGCAACATCCCATGCAACCGGCTCTTTCCGCCGTCCAGTGAGAAACACAGCCTCACCATCCTCGCGCAACAGCCTGTCCATGTCGGCAAATGAAATATAGCACTCACCATTTATGCCCCAACCTGCGCCCCAGGAATTATGGAGTGTGAACCGTTCCTTTTTGACATTAACTGAATTATCAACAATACAATGCCCGCCGAGTTTTTTACCGGTGACGTGAATAAAACCGGCTGAATCTGGAGTAGACATGCCTTCATACCAGTTGATGCCGAGGATTGCCGGGCCGCGATAGCCTACACCAAGAATGAGATCGTTGAGGCCGAAAGCCCAGTTGTAACCCGAGCACCATCCTAGCCGTTGCGCCACCTGTACGCCTGCCAACACACTCGATCCTTCATATTGCGGGAAGGCTCCAGGGTAATCTCCACCCGGCCATGGGTCAATCTTTTGCGCCTCGTGGTAGATCATTACCGCGTAATTGTGATCTATACCGGTTGCCTCCGCTGGCCTGGCTATTAGCTCATGTGCCACACCGTGGCCCACACACGAGCCTTGACTGCCCTGATCGAGCGCCGACCTACATCTCCAGGTATACGAGCGTGGTTGTTTTGGCACCGTTGCGCGTACCGGGTAATTCTTCGACCGCTCGTCAAACCTGATTAATCTGCCTAATTTCTGCATTTTACCCTCCGCAATATGATTTTTCAATGTTGTATTATACCGTTTTTACATCGACACTTCAACTATTTACGCACAAAATATAAATTATACGTGCGCCTTAATATACCCGAGAGCACTCGACGAAGAATTACATTTTGTATATCCTAAGCATTGTTCTGCCGCATACCTTAAATATGCTGCATCAATCAATTCTTTTGAACTTCCAACATATTTAGTACCCATCACTGATACACTCGCCACCCACACACCTGCTGTCTTGTTCCAACAAACTCCAGTGATTCCTGATTTATTCTTCACCCTAGCTCTGCTGTTTCTTAGGTTACACGACCTTGAAACAACCCTTAAATTCTCTATTCTATTATCATCCTTAACGCCATTAATGTGATCTATGTCGGTTTCCGGGAAGTAACCATGCTCATAAAACCAAGCAAGTCTGTGTGCTAAATACAATTTTTTGCGATAACTGATTATGACATATCCAAAGCTTCCTACACTCCCACAACATCTCCCTTTAAAATTTTGCAAAAACACCATTTTTTTATGGACAGCTTTATTCCGATAAAACTTTCCGGTATCTTTATCGTATCTCATATATTCAGTAAATTCTTTCCACGATATCTTATTTTTCACGGTCTACCTCTTTTTTTATAAGTCTTTCAATGACCTTAGCTGGTCGTAAAGGCTGGTTTTTAAGCCATGTCCATGACTCTAGTGTTAGAGCAATAGCAATTCTAACCCCAACTCCTTTTTTTGTTCCAGCTGGCCTTCCCGGCTTGCGTTTCTCCATAAATCCTCCGATGTTGTTGTTTTATTGATATTTATAGTAACATTTTAATTATTTTATATCAACATTAATAAATATTTCATTTTCGCTTGACATGGTGCCCCATTGGGGTTACTATTAAATCAACGAAGAACAAAACTCAGAGGGGCGCTACCGAGGGCCGGGACTGAGGGACAGGGCGAGATTAACTGAGACCCCGGAAAAATAGAGTGTCTGCCGGATCAGTACCGGCACTGACGAAATACTCGGACAAACCGAGGGGCCATATGGCCGAAACACTCAATTAATGGAGATCGTTATGAAAAGCCAAAACTGTACTTGTGGAAAAAACCATCGCACTTTAGCCGCTCAACACAAATGTATCGGCAAACAAATCGGTAAAAACGCCGAACGTCGTGGAAATTACGACGAGATTATCGGCTACGAAACGGTGCAGGCACGAACAATAATTGCTCTTTTCCGCGATTGCCTCACCGCTGAATATTGCGAATTCGACCGCAAAGGGCGGGGAACTGCTCTCAACCACGATCTCTACGGATATGATCCTGCACAGGGTGTTGCGGTTATACAGGCCAGACAGTGTATCGGCACCAAATATGGCAAATCCAGCCATAAAACATATTTTCTTTGCGGTCATAATGAAATAACCGGATTATCTTTTGTTCACCCTGTCGGGTCCCATGCAATCAGGGCGGCGATAAATGCAGGCGGAAATGCTGTTGAAGTTGTAAAGGCCGCTCAACGTTGGATGTGGGAGGCAACGCCGCTGCAATTGAGCAAATCTGTTCGGCAGGGGGATTTATTACTGGTCCCTGAAAAAGAACCAGCCGGTGAATATGTAGGTGAGGTTATGACCATCGCTAACTCTCACCAAGTTACCGCTGATGAAATTAAAAAGAATGGCAGAATCTACGCTAAAAATCCGGTGTTGACTCACACCAAGGGACAGCATGAAACGGTCGCTATAGATGGTTGGGCCTCGGTACGGATCGCCCGTGAAGCATCGGCGTGGGATTTTGCACAGCGTAAAGGCGACTGATAAACCAACAAACTCAAAGCCCGGTGCAAGGCCGGGCATAAGGAGAAATGATATGAAACCTTTAATAGCCGTTCGCGGAACTGAAATAAAATTATATCTCCCGGCACCAGAAATAAAAGCAGATGGAACTATCTGGATGCAAGGTATGCCGCTCCTCGGAATAGATGATCCCGAGGCGAAAAAGAAAGCCATTGTTGCTGTAAAGTCAAAGAAATACTCTGATATTCCCGACGAGTTTTTCACCAGGCTCGGGAATAACCCGAATGGCCTATGGGTAGGAACCCGTGAAGAATGGCAGACCCAACCGGCGAAACAACAGCACGATATTTTGGAGGCAGAAAAAGCCACCGAGAAAAAGAAAAACGTAACGATTTATCTATCATCTCGAGGATGGGGTGACTTTTCTCCGGTAGAATGGCACGGCAATATCACCCGCCCTGATGCTGAGATTTTGGCAGAATGCCGATCTGCTCTTGATAACGGACACGACGTTGATAAATCAAACCCGACCGACGAAGAACTTTTAAAAACGATTCAGTCTGCTCGTGAAAAATGGGAAGGAAAACCGGCCAGAGACGCAGCAAACAAAAAGGCAGCCGATGACGATCTGCAACGCAAAATCGATTCTGGTTTTTGTTTTGCCTGTGAGTCGTGGTGCCATGGTGATTGCGGACATTTTTCAAATGATCCAAATATGAAATTACGCCGCGATCTCAAGCAGGCGCAACGAGAGGCAAATTATGGGATTAACGACTAATATTATTACACCTGAGGAGTTAAAAGACATCCGCCACCGACTCGGTTACAATCAACGGGCAATGGCCGCTGAACTCGGTATGTCACTGAGCGGCTATCGTAAGTGGGAGCAGGGCCAGAGAGCAGTTAGCGGCCCTGCTTTAATAATACTCAACACCCTAACCAAAGGCATGAAACAGCCGCAATTTGGTGTATAATACCACAAATAGCGAGGGGAACGGTTAATTTCAAAACAGGAGCATGTTATGGGATTTAATCTGACTGGAAAATGTGTTTTCTGCGAGTTCCACAAACTCGTAAACCAACATTATTTTGGGTGCAAAAACCCCTCAGAGGAGGTCGCAGTCAGGAGCAACATTCCAATGGGCGGCGATTATCCTGAACAGTTTCTCCCCGCTGCCCTTGCGACACTCGATGGCCGGCTAATCAGTTGCCCCAACTGGCAAAAAAAGGTGTATTGATGGAAAAACTACATGAACAGGCTTTACTCAGATATCAACACCATATGGCCATAATACAGCGTTTTTTTATCATCGGCGCTATGGATCAGGCCAAATACATCGAATCGTGCGAGTCAGCTGCTACGCTTTGGGCCGCTGACCAACGAGAGATAGCCGGGTTTGAGACTCGCCGGGATCTTATTAATTTAACCATATAGGGAACACCATGAAAACATTAATGCGGCACGCGATATCTGTTTTGATGGAAACTAAACTGTATTGGAGATTTCCACCTGCTATACGGTTGGACATGGTTCGTTATTACATGGCCCTGTAATCACATAGCACGGCACAATAAACGCCGTGCTATTCTTTGTCCCAATCAAGACTTTGCGCGTAATCTATCGCCGCCTGTACCGATTGGTCGCTTGTTCTTTTCCGCTTAGGCCATGACTCAATACGAAATACCACAACAGGGCCGGTAGTGCCCCGCCACCGGCAACAGGTATCTACGCATAGTTCATGTGCTTGCTGGCAGCAACAGATAATCATATATTTCTTACCGGCAAATCATACCTATCATCCCCAAATACCCGCGCCTTCAACTCATCATCCTCGCCTTTGAACCGTCGCACTCGATAATTCCCGCACGGTTTCGGCTCAGGGCAAATACCTCCCCTGTAAATGCAATTAGGCACCATGTAATGGGGTAGATCAGGGTCAACTTCCCGCAATGCTTCCTTGATCATCAACACCGCTTCCCGCGTTTCCGGAGATGCCTTGAAGCACAACCGCCGCCGTGCGATGTTTAGCAATGCTTCGGCGTTGGCAATAAATCGATGATTAACGAGGGTGTACCGGTTCTCTGTGCCATCCCCATATCGGTCAGGTCTACGCGATACAACAAAGGGCACAGTCGTAACGTGCCTGACCAAATGAACACTTACGAATGAAAAGCAGTCGATCAACTGCACGCTGAATATTTGACTGCGAGTAATTGAATGCTCCCATCCGTAGATTTGCCGGAGCGTGGAATTTATTTCGTGCTCTACGGCCATTGTGGATCTTATACATTCGTGCGCTTCCTCAATCCCTGTGTGTTTCTTGATTTGAACTTCCATTTTAACCCTCACTTTGTTTGGTTATCCCGTATCACCCCGGCTATGGTTTTTACCCACGTTTGATTACCGGTAACGTTCGCGCCGTCCAGTTGTTTCAACACTTCTCCCCACGATCCGCCAGCCTGCCGTAATTTGCTCGTCAGTCGGCATATTGCATTGATTGCTGAATAAACCTCTTGGTGCTTAATTGCCCCCTCACCAGGAGAAAAGAACATGATATCTGTCTCGGAAACGAAGAAATAGTATTTGTGGCCGTCCCGCTTTACCGTGTGCTTGTTGCCGATTTGTTCGTCGTTTTTCATGCCGTTTCCCGCTTCCACGCACTACGATGTTTTTTGTTGTAATTAAAAATAGTTATAACAAACTCACCGACCATAACTAGGATGAATCTGCCGGCCTGCAAATAGGTGCTGTCCGGGTATCGCTCTATCATCGATTGCGATTTCGGCACAACCGGAACGCCATCTTTTTTTAGCGCGTAAATCTTTTGCACAGCTTTTTTATTGGAACACTTACCGGGCCATCTGGTTTTGAGTTGGTTTATTCCGTGGATTGTTATTTTCATGCAACCTCCATAATTATTTTGCCGATTAGTTCAGGTATTTGCGGCTTTACGGAATTTCCGAGGGCCTTTAATCTACTTTTGTATAATCCACCGGGAACCCCATGACCTCTTCTGATAGATTCACTATCTCTCTGTCTGAGTAGCCTTTGAGCTGCGCAATGTGCGGCAAGTGGACCTGATGCTTCGTAATGTATATTTTTAGTTTCTCTATGTCGTTTTGTAGATTTTTCCAATCTGTCGCCATTGGAGTTGGCAATAATCCACACCCTTCTTCTGTGGTCAGGAAACCCAAGTGCTGAAGCTGGAATATCGAAAAAAGTAGACTTGTACCCAATAACCTCCAGGCCAGTCTTGATCTCTTTGAGTATGGAAATTGCTCCACTAACGTTTTCTCCAATAACCCAACTAGGCCTAAATTCATTGATAATTCTAAGCATCTCCGGCCAGAGGTAGCGATTATCGTTAATTCCCATCTTTTTTCCTGCCACTGAGAATGGCTGGCAAGGGAATCCTCCACAAACAACGTCAACTGTTTCGATGATGTCTCTCTCATGTAGTTTTTTCACATCCTCAAATATTGGCACATCTTGCCAATGTTTTTTCAACACCCTCCGACAGAATGGATCTATCTCGCAAAATGCTATGGTTTTCATTCCAGCACGTTCTAAACCAAGAGAAAATCCACCAATACCAGAAAACAGATCAAGCACATTCATGCCGACATCCTTTTTATACTACAAAATTCCACCTACCGGCACCGCACAAAATCGCTTCACGCCGTCCTTTTTCCCAGTTGCTCAATTTTTGTTTCCGATATTTACCAGTAAGGTCTTTAGTGATTACAACACCATCCAGTTTTTGGGCACAGCCCCGGCACAGTTTTTTTACCTCGCCGTCGATTTCGCGCTCAACTGGATTATTGGATGTTATCTTTGCATTACAACCGTAACAGTACGTGATAAAAGCCGGTTTCGCGCAAGGTGTGCGTACCATATCTGCCTTTAAATCGCGGATTGATTGCCGTTTACCCTTCGCACCGACCTGCCGTCCTTTCGCCATTTCATCACCGCCCGTTTTGAATTTTACGGAACAAATCTTCAACTTCGGTATACAATGCAGCGCGTTTTTTGTTCGCTTTCACGGTTTCAACCAGCCAAATCTCAAACCGTCGAACACTGAAACGTTCGTCAGTAGGTTTCGTGATTTCAAGCGCGTCGGCTATGTCTGCCAGGATTGAGGCTGTTTGGTCTGGAGTTAGTGTGGATAGTATTGTTTCTTTGGTTGTCATTTCATCCCCGAATTGTATGATCCGCCATCGATCTGGTAGAGAGCATCCATGACGTTCTCTACCTCACTTTGCCGTGCGTTTATTTCCCCATCGGCACCAAGCCTTGACATCATCAAGTTAACCGAGTGGTAAAGCGCAACCCATTTCGCTTTACTGATATTTTCCCCGCCGACATGCTTTGCCGTGGCCCGCCCCTTGCCTTCGCTTTTTGCTTTTTCGACTGCCCCGGCCAAGACACCGGAAGCGGCTTTTTTATCCTTCCTTATTTCCGATATTGCCGTTGTTGCCGATACCTCTCCAGAGTTAACCATTTCCTTGATTTCCGCCGGCGCATTGAGCAAAGCAATCAGGTTGCCGACCGATGATATCGACACCCCGAGACGCTTTGCAATTTCGGCCGGAGTCCAGGAAAAGAGAAGAAGCCTTTTAACCGCCTTGGCTTTTTCCATCGGCGTGAGCGGTAGGCCGTTATTGGAGGTGAGTAGATCAACGGCCCTATCTTCATCGCTTTGGGTATTAGCTACGGCAAGAATACCTTTAATTGGGGCACCTTCTTGTTTTGCCAGAATAAATGCACGCCGCCGACAATATCCAGCATAGACATAGATTTTCCCGTCAATTTGGCTGATAGTTATCGGCGGGAATGCTGCGGTGCCCCCGGCCTTTATCGCATCTGCCATGCTCCTAATATGCGCTATTGTTTCCGGGCTCGACATGTCGCGAACATTGTATTCCGGTAATTCGTGGATATCTTCAGGATTAAAAAGAAAGGTATCCCCCCCGCGACCTACTGCCATTTCTTTGAGCCTTGCCATTTCATCCCCCGATAAGTTGAGATTTTTCAGAAAACCAATTGCATAATTTATTCAGCACCTTGCGGTGTTTTTCGATATTCAGACCGGCGACAAGCGAGAACAACGCCTCAGCCTCTTCAGCCGTTTCGAGCACTATCGTAATAGGCTGGAATTTCGGTTTTTGCTCGATTCTCATCCTTACCCCCTACACCGTTTAATCATTTTGTTAATCGCGGCACGGATAACCGGCCACTCCTCCGGACTAATGCTAATCTTCACATCGTCTTGCGATACCGTCACAAACTCGCCGCCCGCCTCGTCGTCAATTTCGATTTTCGTTGCTTGCTCGCTGAAAATCGGCTGGCCTTCGGGCGCTATGGTTGTTTGGGTTGTTCTGGTTTCGTATTTCATTTCAATAAATATATTGTTTTGGTGGATCGTTGGCAGAGTCCAAAAATTGACACGATGCTTTGTGAAAAAACAGTCCTATCATTGGCTCTTCTCCGGTATCCCGCTGCTTTACGCAATTTAACACCGCGTCAGATTCGTTTGGATTGACCGACTGGACCTCTTCTTTTTTCTTGTTCCTCCACCAGATAAAACAGTTATCAACCATGTCGGTTATCGCCCCGGTCCCCTTTATATCCATTTTGTTTGGAACCTTGTTTTCATCTTCTCTTTTCCGCATATGAACAACAAGAAGAACATGCACATTGTTTTTACCGGCAAACTCCATAAGTCGGTCAACAAAACCTTTTTGCCCGTTGTAGTCATCTTCACCAAACCCACATTTTGCCAAAGAATCAACAATAAATATTGATATTCCGTATCGTTTCCGAGCGTAGGAAAACACCTCGATTATCCTATCAGCCCTTGTTGTCCCGTAAGCCTCGAAAAGCCAAACATTATCAGAAAGAAACTCTGTTGTTCGTGTAAAATCGACTGAATCAAGATTGTCTTTCCCGGCAACCTGTTGATACATTTTTTTACCGAGTTTGCGCGGCTTCATTTCCATACTGGCTATACAGGAGCGGGCACCTTGCGCCACTGCATCGACAACAACATGGCTGAGCGAAATGCTTTTACCGTGACTGTTAATTCCGGCCCATACTGATATTTCCGCAGGTCGCAATCTGATTTTCTGATGTGTTTTGGCCCATGGTAGACGAATACCAATCATTTCGTGGTTTTTGAACTCTTCGATAATTTCTTCATGGTGATCGATTAACCGTTTCAATTCTTCCGGGTCTTTTGTTTTTGCCGACATGAGATAGTTTTTCAACACCATCCCGTTGCAATGTGCCTCATTTGCGTCCTTAAACTCTCCTAGATCAACCACTCTACACCGTTCCACCCCAAGCCTCGATATTATCGGCTCGATTGATTCCTGGCCGGTTTTATCCATATCCATGGAGATATAAATCGTCTCGAACCGCTGGAGTCGGTCGTAGTCGTTTTCTATCCACACGGTTTGTTTGTCGCCGCCACCGCCACCTTGTGGCACTGAGAGAGCTGGAATATTTTGCTGAAACCAAGAAAGTGCATCAATTTCCCCTTCGCAAATTACCACCTCGCGGCAATTGTCATCTATCACCTGCCAACCAAAAAGATGGTAGTCGGGATCTTCGTTTGACCATATTTTCTTCTTTCCGTCCTTTTCAACATCGAGGTTGCGATACTTCACTAACTCAAGGTTTCCAGCAGGAGAGAGGAAAGGAAAAACTATTGTGTTGCCCTGTTGCCCCACCTTGTAGGCATCAAGACTTCTCTGAAAAATTGCCCGCCCTTCAAACCAGGCAATAACCTCGTCTTTCGGTTTCGCGCATTGCGGTTTTTGCACCTTCTTTTTTGTTCGTTTTGGCGCGAAAAACTCCGGGACATCCTGAACTCCGGCAAAGTCTTTTGCTTCTTTCAGTGCTTCTATAAACGTTATTCCTCGCGATTGCTGCCAGAGGTCTATTAAATCCCCACCCCGGTCACTACTGCTAAAATCTGACCACATCCCGGCCCTTGATCCCGATATGCACAACCTGAGCGATTGCCCCTCTTCGCCGGTTACTGATCCGGCACACCAGCTTTTGCCCTCTCGCTTCCCGTTTGGGAGAAGATGGGAGGCTACACTATCGACCATGCCGATTAAAACCTGATTTAATTCCCCTGGTGTCATAACATCTTTTTCCCTGTTCCGTAGTTTCCTATTGACTGAGCATTCCTTGTTTGAGAATATTTTCCCTCAAGAATTTTCACCATGTTTTCGCGCTTTACTATCCAACCAAGATCAGCTTTCCACCCTTTGTCGTTTTCCCCAAGCAAAAAAGGCATTTCCGCTACGAGAGAAAAAAGCGAACCCCACCACTCCACGGTCTGACGCTCATCGTCTTCCTTCCACCGGTTCAAGAGGTTGGTGGCGCGAGCACCATTCCACAACTTTTCCTTTACACTCGCCAGAACTGAGAGCTTTTCGTTGTAAAGGGAGACAATCTCCAGGTGAGGGCATGGCGGGCAACCGCCTTCATCTTTATTCTTATCATTCTTATCATTCTTATCATTCTTATCATTCTTGTTTGTGGACACCTGCTGGACATCTGCTGGACACCTGCTGGACACCTGCTGGACATTTTGCTGGACATTTTGTTCAGGTTTAGATTGGTAAGTGTCCCAATTTGTTATAGTTACTATAGAGTATTTGTTGGACGATTCTATACCTAAAATATCGAACCCTTGAAGAGTTTGCAACCATCTCCATACTGTTTTTTCATTTGGGTTTTTTTTCGATGCTTTCGGGTACATCGTTTTGTAAAGCGCAAATCTACCGGTAATAAACTGCCCTGGGCTCACCTTTACTGGCGTAATAAGACCGTCTATTTTCGCCCACCCTTCCTTGTGATTTGCCAATATCAAACAGCAGCACCATAGTTTCCAAAGTGATTCAGACGCGAATACCTCAGAATCAAGACTTTTCCGCCACAATTTGAGATATCCGCGCTCCATCACAACTCCTCTTTGAGGAATATACAGCAGTCAACAATGGCGCTTGAGCGCTTTGTTTTTTCTTTTTGATAGGTGTGCTCAATCCACGACAAAATAAATATCCAGAGGCGTTTTTTCATACATCCACCTCAATTACAATACACTCAGGCAGCTCGATATAATTATCATCGTCCGAGTTTCTTGGCGTT